TACATACAGGTTAGATATCTCTTTATATGTTCTACCTGTATCAAGTATTTGCACTTCTAAATCCTCATTATCTGGAGTATTAAACATCTTTCTTAGTAAATAAAAATGTTTTTTATTAGACATAACACCGTTTTTACTAATTCTAATATTATTTCCAGAATCAAATTTATTGGCATTGATAACTACAATTTCGCCTGTTACAGCATTAAAACTGAATGCCATATAATTTGCATCTTCTTCATTTAAATTAAGAACTTTGTAAGCCTTTTTATTAAGCCTCATTTTAGTGTTCTTAGTTTCATCCTCTATTGCTTCTAACGTCAATATTGGTATGTCAGGGTACTTTTCAATCATATTCTTCTTTTGTCTCTTTAGAGGAACTCCAAAGATTAACTCATCATTATCTGAGTTCTTTACATCATCTAACTGCATATTCTTCTGCTTTTGTTAAAACATAATTCATATCATTAGGTATATATAAATCTTTAAACATACCATAGGGTGCTTTACCCTTTACATGACCATCATAACTGGTCACAAAATATTTACTAACTTCATTAGTTCGCTCATTGTATTCTTCTTTTCCCATTAATACAATTTCAAATTTACCCATAGGAGTTATATATTGATCAACCATATTACCTACAGTTTTCATCTTAATTTTTACATAACCTCCAATTTCTTGCATTTCTGGATGAGCTAAGACTATTACATTCTTTCCCTTGTTATTAATAGCAGAAAATCTTTTAAAGATTTGTCCCATATCATAACCTATAGTTTGAAAGGTGGTATAGCCTTTAGTTTTTGAATTATCCATATAATAATCTTGCATAATAAAATTAAAATCATCAAATACATAATTCTCTATTTCTGGTCTATTAGCTAAAAAATGATCAATTGTCTTAGTAATAATATCTGGTAAATTAGTTACTAGATGATTACCATTAGGATTAATTTTATCAATTTTTATATACTGCTTAGACCATCCTGGGAATGGTAGAGCCTTATCTGAGCAACCTATAATTAAAGTTTTCTTAGGATCTAATCCTTTGATATTTAATTCAGGTATATTGCCCAAAGAAGTACTCTTTCCAAATCCAGAATCTGCCAATACTAATACTCTTGCCATTCTATCTTATACATTTTTTTATAAAGCCTCTTTGCATTGTAAGCCTTATATATTGAGGACTTGTTAAAGCCCATGTCATCTGCTAGGATACTAAGATTTTTATAGTGTCCTATAATCTTGTCATCTTTTTTTAAAGTATAAGGTTTTTTTAGTTTTTCTTTCTTATTACTTTTTTGAAAATGACTAAATAAATTATTAAACCAACTCATAATTAAACTTTGTTTTTAGAACCATATTCTGCCATAATTTTCTCTATTATTTCTGATCTATGTTGTTTTGGTAATTTAGCCATTTCTTCTTTTAGAGCTGCTTTACCTTCATTCTCATAGATCTTAGAAAAATATTCATAGTTTTGTTCAACGGGTTGTTCAACAATTATTTCACCTAAGAGCTCTTTTTCTAAATCTTTTGCTTGTTCGTAGAGATTATCTCTCTGCTCTTTAAGCATTTCTTTTTGAAATTCCTCTTTTTCTTCATCAGACATAGAATTTAAGATATCTTCTACATCTTTTATTCCCTCTTTTATTTCTTCTATTTCCTCATCTGTCAGATCATCTTTTTCCTGTTTATTTCTTAAATTCTTCATTTTAGCAACTAAATCTTCTGTCTCTTCATCATCTGAATTGCTTTTTGACTCTGAGCTCCCCCCTTGTGTAGATTCCGCATCTGATAAGACTTTCTTTGTTTCTTCTTCTTGGTTCTTTTTTGTATCCTCCTTAATCTTATCGTCTTTAACAGTAGATTTATTGTTTGTTGATTTACCTGGAGATTCTCTCTTAGAAGAGGACTTTGAGGATCTTCCTTTCGTTTCTTCACTGTTTTCCAAATTATTGGTGGTATCGAGGCCCATGTTGCCGTCGTCCACTTTCTCTTGGTTCTCTTGTTCGTTGTCATCGTCTCCTGATATTAATTTATTTATTTCATCCATCATACTAGAATCAACATCACTATAATCTCCTTTATGTACTCCTTTTCCTAAATTAACATGAATACTTTGAGCTTTATGTAATTTCTCCATATCCTTATTATCCTCACCAAGAGCTTCAGCAAGACCCGCTTGTAATCCTCCAATAAGATAGAAACACTCTCTCTTAGTTAATTTAAAAGGAAGTTCATGACCAAAAGCTAATCTAAATAAATCTGGATCTTTCTTATCTCTTCCTAGAAATAATGGCAATTTACCTATACCTTTAGTTACACCATCTCCCAAACTTATGCTAACTACTTCTACACATTTTGAAAAACTTGGATGTAAAGGGTAAGGATTTTTTTCTGAACCTTCGTTCATTCCTTGAGGCTCGTTATCTTCTAAATTGTTTAATTCATTCAAATCACTCATTTTTTTATTTTTTTAATAAGTTATAATATTTCTTAATTGCTGCTGTATCAGCTACTCTTGGTAATTCATTAAATTGGCTATATCTACCGTCAAAATAGAGAGGAAGTATCTTATTAGGATGTCCAAATCTATTTTTTAGTAAATGTAATGATCTAAAACGATCTCCAAATGATGTTAAAGTATTATTTTTAATCTCATACCCTAGATACTTATCTATTAGATATCTTTCAGGAGCAAATAATCCTAAAACAACATAATCATCTCTACCTACAAGTTTATTATCACCTAATCCATCTAAACTAGGTAATATCTTATTAATAATAGTATGCCCTTTGGTAGTAAATTGCTGTCTCTCTGAATCTAAACTTTGTTGTTGTACATTTAAAACTGACCATTTCCAGGCTTTAGCTAATGTTTTCCTAGCTATTTCTGTATGCCATTTAGCCATAGTTCTATGTAATGATAAAAACGTATTACTTTCTTTATCATATTCTGGAGCTAATAGACTAATATGATCTGTTACTACTAAAACTATTTGACTAGGATCATTAGGTATATAAGAATCAAGAATATCGTTACCCTCTTTATCTTTACTAAATTTACCCCATTTCTTAGCATAGTAAATACAGGTTTTTAATATAGACGAAGGTGTATAACAATTATCAATAACTTCTATACTGTACATAAGATTAGCAACAGCTTTTTCGCATTCTTTAATGGCTTCTAACTCATCCTTTTTCAGCATTGTAGGGCTAGTACCCATTAAAGGAAATCTATCCAGCTGTACCCCTTTAATACGCTTTACAACGTGTATTACTAAGTCATCTATAAACTCTTGTTCAGACTCTTCTAAAGCAAAATAGAGAATCTTAAAATTTATATTATGCTTAATAGCATATATTAAGGGTTGATATACAAATAAATATTTTGATAGTTTAGTTTTTCCTATACCCATATGAGATGTTATCTTATACATAATACTAGGTATAATACCTGGTATATATCTCTGTAATCTAGGAAATCCTTCAAAAGGGACATATTTAAACTGACCTAATTCTACAAGGCGTTTATTCTCTTCATATTGTTTAATTCTATCTTTTATCTTTTTGTTACTCATCTACATTAAATCTTCTTCATGTTCTACATCTTTAGATAATAAATATTCATATTTCTCCCAATGTGCATTGTTTAACCAAACATCTATAGCTGATATATAATTCATTTGTCCTGAATTTCTTCTCCAAGCTAATTCAGCTTCTAGAATTTTGATTACTTTTATTTGTAAATCTGGTTTATTTTTTAAATACTTATCCCATCTCTTCTTTATTTTTCTAACTAATATTCCAGTATCCCCTAAGGGAGATAGATATCTACCTGCAGGAGTTTTAATTGGAAATGTATTAAGAAATTTCAAGAATAAATCTTGTCCTTCAAATAAAGCAATACCCTTATTTCTTAGAATTACTTTTGATTTACGTATCTTAATAAAACCTTTATTTTCAAGGTCATATTTGTTGTATCCATCATATAGTACCTGGTCTATAATAACCATATCTTCACTGAAATATAGAGCTTTAAGATAAGAATACTCTGATAAAGTTAAACCCTTCTCTATCAGAGTATTATAATCAACATTAATATTCATATTCAATAATTTCTAGGCACAGAATACTCCACAGCTCTATTGTCTGCATCTTCATTATATATTAAATCCTGTGACTTTACCCTTGTCTTTTTAGGAGTACGTAAAGATACCACTTTTCTATCAGAATGGCAAATTTCCGTTTTCCCA